TCATTCGCTCCCCTCTTTTTCCTTATTTCGTTGAACGCCAATTGCGACACACGTACTAAGCAAATCTTTACATTTCTCTACGTCTTCAGACTTACGCAATTTGATGCTTTTTACAGACTGCGGGCTACTGTCCGTAGCACGATACATCGTTATTTCAATATCATTTCGGTCTAAGAGTCCCATAATGGCTTTTGCAACCTCCACACCCTTCTTCGCGAAATCAAAGAACAGAGCAAGTTTATATGGATTTTCGACGGAAAAAACTTCAATTTTGCTAAAACCAACATCGTGTCGAGAAAAATATTGCTCAACCTCATCTCGAAGTTCTGGATCGCAGACAATGTCTATTCTCCAGTACTGACCTAAATGCAAATCGCTATTAACTGTTTTTTCCACAACATCCTCCTTACCCAGCAATAGGATTAAATCTCACCGCATCCTGCAAGTAATCCGGCGCAAGATGGGCATAAATCATCGTTGTCTGAATCTTTGCGTGCCCCAGAATTTTCTGGAGCGTCAGAATATTGCCGCCGTTCATCATGAAATGACTGGCGAAGGTGTGGCGCAGCGCATGAACAGCCTGGCCGTCAGGAACATCAGGTGCGACCGTTTTGATGACATCGCGAACCAATGGATAATCCAGCGTCGGAAACACCAGTTTCCCGCCCCGTTTTTTGATCTTTTCAAACAGGCTTTCAGAAATAGGAACGGTACGGTTTTTGCTGTTCTTCGTTTTTGAAAAAGTGATTCGACAATGAAGAACACGGCGCTGCTCCAGTGCCGCTACCTCGCCCCATCGCGCCCCGGTCGACAGAAGGATTTCGACAGCCAGCCGTTCATCGGGATTTTCAGCCAGTGCATCCAGCAACTGAACACATTCAGACTTACTCAGATATCCCATTTCGCGCTCGTTAACCTTCATTCCTTTAAGGCCTTGAACGGGGTTATCGTTAAGAAAATGGCCGGATGAGATGAGTGCGGTAAACATCGCGCTTAACGCCCCAATCTCTCGATTTATGGTGCTGGGCTGTATCCCCTGCTCTATCCTGGACACACGTAGCTCGGTGAGCATCGTTGTATTAAGTTTATGCACGCACGGGTCATCCATTGCCTCACTCAAGCGCAGCAATTTAAGGCGCGTGTTATGCCCTGACTTCATTAGCTGACCGTGGTATTTCCACCACAAGTCAATAAGCACTGACAGCGGACGGCGATCAATGGAGTTTCCTTTCCACTCATTGTTATGCTGTTGCGCCAGCACCCACCGCTCATATAAAACTGCATCCGATTTCGTTTTAAATTTTTTACAAATGCGTTTGCCTTTACGCCCCTCAGGGCGCATGTCAAGAAGATACCCTCCCGGAATTGATTTTATGCTCATTCGTGAAACCCCAGCGTTACAAGACCACCATGCCCCCAGCGCTCCATGATTAGCCGGGCTGTGTACCAGTCTTGCGGGATTTTTGAGAAGACGATGTGTTTTCTGGCCCATCAGGGGAGAGAGAGGGACTGATCTGCCCAGCAGCCTCATTTGTTTTTCCCGTCATAAGCCAATTCATGTACTTAAAAAAGCGAGGGTGATTAACAATCTTGATAAGCACTTCGCCCCCTATGTTTTCAATCCGCCCCGTTTCATAACGACGCAAAGTGCCGATAGGCACATCAATCAGGCCGCAAAATTCTTCGCGCGTTAAATCCTCTGATTCACGAATCACTCTAATTTTTTCACCGATAAGCATTGACAGTATTCCTATAAGTACACTAAGCTTGCGCACAAGGTGTACTTATAAGTACACCAAGCCACAAACAACCACAGATAGCGCAGGTTATCACACATGGCAAAAGTCCTGAACACACACGAACAGGCAGACTTTGAGCGTTTAGCAGCGTTCTATCCCTACCGCGATGAGCATGGGTTACCAGTACTTGAAGAAAGCCTGAAAGATTACGCAAAGCGTACCAACCAAGCTGTTAACACAGTGAAAAGACAGGCTGACAGAGGTTCAATTCCCATCAACCAGGATGAAAAGAACTCAAGACGCACAGTAAATCTCTTCGCTCTTTTCCTGAAAACAATCAGGAGCGCAGAAAAATACGTGCAGATGACAAAATAACGAGGTGTCATTTTATGCTGAAGCAACGCCGTAATTTTCGTACCGGAACAGAACGCCACGCTAACCGTTTCACTACCAGTGCATCACGCAGCAACATCCGCTACAGCCTGAGTGATACACACGCAACGCCGGATGGCTACCCAGTAAAACAAATCGGCGAGCACGCCTGGCTGATTGAGAAAGCTGGAATCGTGATCCACAAATGCCCACGCAATCCGTTTACCGGAAACCGCATTTTTGCATTGAGCTGTGGCGACAATCAGTTCGGGCAGGATTTCACATTATACGAAGCACTTCGCACGGTTGATCGTCTGCTTCGCGGGCAAAGTTTTATTAAACAGGCTGATTTATAACAGGTGCTTTATGACCAAAGACCATGCACAAGGTGTATTTATCCGTTTTATTGATTTTCGCGGTGAACTGTTATTACGTGCATCCGCTATTGACGGAGTGACTCCGGCGGGTAAAAACGGAGCCGACGAAGCCACTTACGTTTATCTGAACGGCACGCGACTGCTTGTGGAACTTCCGTACCAGACCGTACAAGAAATCATTAGCGAAGCTGAAAAGGCACGCCAGGTTAATGGCGATGAACCCTATATCGAAATTATTTGTATGGATTCAGAAGCTGAAATACAGAAAGCAGATTAAAGGGCGTTGTGATGGGCAAAGAATATAAAACTCTCATTAACAAAGCACTTGAACGATTTTATTTTCGCTTAAGTGCATCAGGCGCTCATGCTGAACGTGCGGCCCGTGACTCATTGACCAGAGCAATCCGAAGTCTGTATGACGTGGCTTTTTACGCTGATGATCTGGATGCACTTAACGAACTTTCCGAGCTGATCTGTGCCGCAGAATGCGGGGAACATATTGAACCGTATAAGCTGGGAAATATCGCATGAGTATATTTATTTCATGGCTTGTTCTGATTATTTCGGTGGTCTGCGCCATTGGGATTATACGAATTATTAATTCAGTGAAAAAGATCGAGCGTTTTTCTCTGATGAATGACGATACAAATAAAACATCAAATTAAATAAGAAAACGTGAAAACCATCCGTATTAACGGAGGTATTCGCACACGTAAATAACGGAGATATAAAATGAACGCAAAAGAAGAAGGCATTATCGACACATTAAAAAAAATATCAGAAGCGGAAGATGAAATGGCTAAAGATGCCGTGAAGCGTAGCCAACATATGGCAGCACTTCACGCACTGACCATTGCAAAAATCACCGCTGACGCAGCCAAAATTATTGAGGAACAGGGCAAAGAAATCGACACTCTTAAAACACAGTCAACAGTTGCAGCCATGAATCCGTCCAGCATTGGACGCCGCATTTACATTCTTGGTTCGGCAATAATGACGCAATACACCATTATTACCGAACTGCACGGCAAATACCTGATAACGCCTTACCACACAAAAGAGTCAGAGCTTCTGACAAATCTCCGCCTGATAGAACGATCTCAAGCTGTATTCATTGATGACGCGCAACGTGCCGTATTTAACGCATAGGGTTACTGGACAAAGGGGGCGCAATGGCAATTAAGCATTTTCCCGTCGTTCGCTTTACCTCCAGAGGGCGCGAATACGAGGTCGACGAACGCCTGATTACCACTATCGACAAACATCGTTCGGAAAAGGATGCACACCACATCTACCTCACTGACGGCACTTACTTCTGCGCCACCAACGTGGCGCGGGTGAATCTTATCCGACAGGTACAGGAGCCACGCAAATGACCATTCTGGACTACATCACTACACATCCGGGTTGTAGCGGCGGAGAAATCGCCGCAGCACTGAACACCCCAACCACAGCTATTAATGCTGAGTTACGCCGACTTTGGCGCGGCGGCTTAGTCATCAGAACAAACCGCAGCACAGGTGGTCGCGCTCGCAAAACTGGAGGCCAGGCTTCTTACCACGTAAACCCGATGCCGTTCGGGTGTAGCAATCCACTTACTCACATGTTTAACCAGCTACTGAAGGAAGCCAGAACATGAGCACCATCAACCACCAGAAGCTACGCGAACTGGCATTTGCCCTGCAACGAATGACAACTCCTCAAAAATTACTGGCATTTCGCGCAATGCTCTCGCCGTCTGCTGTGCTGGCACTGCTGGATCAGCTGGAGCACGCCAGAACCACGGCTCCTGCCATTCGCCTGACGCTCCATCATGAAATCGCTGATTTCTGCGCAACGCTGGGGGCACCTGGCGAACCGGAAACGCCGGAAGCAATGCAGCAAGAGCTGCTGCAACGCATCGATAACGTTTTTGATTTTTTTCTGAACCAGTAAGAAACCAGAACATGCACACACAAAAAAACCGCTTGCCATGCTGCAATCGGTCAGGTTACATTTCCGCTGCACCTCATAAAACGGGTGCCGGGATTCTCAACCCGATACAGAGCAAAGCGCATAACCGCGCCAGCGGTTTTTTTGTGCGTACTGTATTGCCACGTCTTTTTCGCGTCAGAATTATGGCGGGGCGTACGGGGCCGACTTCGGTCGGGCCGGATTCTTTGCTCTCCGGTGTTGAGAACCCTGTACGTCTCGCCACCCCGAGATTCTCAACTCTGGATGGTGAGCTATTTCTATCACCGAGCAAAGAGGCCACACCATGGCAAACCGCAAACAACAGCGCGCATACGCTGCGCGTCGTCACATCCAGACTGAAATCAACCGTAAACTTTTCCGCGCATCACGCGTCGCGCAAATCATGCACATCAATATGCTGTATGAGCGCAGCCACGCGCTATCGAACATCTATTCCGCCTCTGTTTTCAGCTATCTGGCGGATGATCTGCGCGAGCTGCAACAACTCTTCCAGCAGCAAAACAAACTCCATTAATTCCTGTTCCGGGCCTTTCCTGCACCTTGCGGCGGGAGGCCTTCGCACATCTGTAGTAAAGAGAATTGCAGCATGATTGACGCTCATGACTTCACAAGATGGGTGCGCACACAGGACACCCGTCTGGCTCCCGTTCTTCAGCGATTATTTGATCTCTACATCCGTGGTCGTGACAACAGAGCACGCACCACAAAACCGGAGAATGCAGACACCCTTTATTTCACAGTAGACGACTGCTACCGCGTGGACTTCACACCACACGGGCTGGCGTTGCACTGCCTGACACCACACGGAGAATCACTGCTGGCGTATTACGACTCCCCGGCCTCCGTATTTGCGGCAATGCTGGCGCATCGCACTGCTGGCGGGTGTGCCTCGCTGAGTGAATACACCGCTGAATTTAACCGCCTTTCTGCCCTCTTCTCGCAGGAGTGGCAGCGCGTGACGGGATACCAGCCATGAGTGAGTTTGCATGGAGCTGGAATGAACCACGGCCAGCCATTGATCCGGCCAGATTTACGGAGCACAGGCAGGAAACTGAAACCGACCTGCAACGCGCCATCCGTTACTACCTTGAGGCAGACAAAAAGGCTCTGGAAGAACAGGAAGCGAAGGAGAAAGCCTTTTTCGCACAATCCACCGTGGGTAAAAAACTCATGACATCCCTTGAGGAAGCCGGACAGCGTGAAAAGCTGGCACAAAGCATCATCAGCAAGCGTCAGGCAACAGAACAAGACCCGGTGGCCCGTGCTTTTGCCACACTGAAGGTGCTTCCCGTTTATCTGCGTGAACCTCTGAGCCGCCACCTCTCTTTCCTGCGCAAAAAACAGGAAGCCGATCGCCAGAAAGGCAAAAAGAGCTGGCAGGCTAAACGCTACGCGCGCGGAACCCTGCGCAAAATATTCGAACGTCTGGACCGCACCGATCACCGCTGGCTGACACCGGGTTATCGCTCCCTTGCCGGACGCGAACGCCTGGACGATTTGCTTTACCTGCCGCAGCTCAACAAACACCAGATACAGACGCTGGCCACCATGACGGCGGCGATGTTCAGCAGCACCTTCGAAAAACTCTGCGATGGCTTTGGCGCGACTGATGGCGAACTGACCATGGATGTAACGCTGAAGGCGTATCAGATGCTGGCCCGCATGGCGTTACACCTGCACGCCATGCCTCCACATTATGACGCACTGACAACAGACAAAGACCGGAGGAACGAACCGGACACGGAGCTGCTGCCGGGCGCAATCCTTCGCCTGACCTGTGCGGAATGGTGGAAACGCAAACTGTGGCTGTTACGTTGCGAGTGGAGAGAAGAACAACTCCGCGCCGCCTGTCTGGTTTCCAGAAAAACATCACCCTATCTGAGCCAGGACGCGTTAAGCGAGTTTCGCGCACAGCGCGAGAAAACACGCGATTTCCTGAAAAGTTTCATGCTGGAAAATGAAGACGGGTTCACGATTGATCTCGAGACAGTGTATTACGCGGGAGTAAGTAACCCGGTTCACCGTAAGGCAGAAATGATGGCCACCATGAAGGGGCTGGAACTTCTGGCCGAAGCCCGTGGCGACAGAGCGGTGTTTCTGACTGTCACCTGCCCGTCAAAATACCACGCAACAACGGAGAACGGTCATCCGAATCCCAAATGGAACGGGGCCACCATGCGCGACTCCAGCGATTACCTGGTTAACACGTTTTTTGCGGCGGTCCGCAAGAAACTGAACCGCGACGGCCTGCGCTGGTATGGCATCCGCACGGTGGAGCCTCACCATGACGGCACCGTGCACTGGCATATGATGGTCTTTGCTCATCCGGAAGAAATCGACACCATTGTGTCCCACACCCGCGATATTGCCATTCAGGAAGATCGTCACGAGCTGGGTGATGATATTACCCCACGCTTTAAGGCGGAGTACGTCGACGGCTCAAAAGGCACACCGACCTGCTACATCGCCACCTACATTGGGAAAAACCTGGACAGCCGTGCCGTGGATGGCATCGACCCGAAAACGGGCAAGCCACGCGTTGACCACGAAACAGGTAAATCAATGGCCGAGAGCGTGGAGCGCGCCATCGGCTGGGCGCGCCTTCACCGGGTCCGCCAGTTCCAGTTCTTTGGCATTCCCTCCCGTCAGGTGTGGCGTGAACTCCGCCGCCTTGCCAGCCAGATGGCACGCAACCCGGAAGGCCCGCAACGGCTGAAGGATGACGCAATGGATGCGGTTCTTGCTGCCGCTGATGCCGGGTGTTTTGCCACCTACATTGAAAAACAGGGTGGCGTACTTGTTCCACGTAAAGACTACCTGATTCGCACCGCCTACGACCTCGCAGATGAGCTGAACGATTACGGCGAACAGAGCGTACAGATTTACGGGATCTGGTCACCACTCATCGGGGAATCCTCCCGTGTGTGCACGCATCCGGATAACTGGAAGCTGGTAAGACGTAAACCGGAAGCGGAAGACAGCGCCCGCGAAAATGGTTTTGACCTTCAGGGCGGCCCTGCCGCCCCTTGGACTCGTGGCAATAACTGTCCCCGTGTACAGGAAACGGACAACAACGGGACAGAACAGCCGGAAGAACGGCCAGCACCGTGGCCGCAGCTTCCTGACGGCGTTGACGTGAATGAATGGATGCGCTCACTGAAACGGCACGAACGCCGGGCGCTGATGCGTTCGCTGCGTGACAAACAGGCAAAAAACAGCAGTGATGAAATGCAGAACTGGACACAGAGCCGCAAACAGCCACGGCCTTTGCCTGATAACCACGAGTTACTCGCTAAAGAATGGCGGGAGTCTGCTGAATCTCTCGGCCTGCATATCGGTGAACAGCAAATGCAGCACCTGTTACGGGGCGGCAGTCTGTACGTTGACGGCAGCATCATTGCACCGCAGGGATTTGAAATTGTACGCAAACCAGATACCCGCCCGGACAGCCGAATCACGCAACTCTGGCAGCGCCTGAGCCGTAATCACGGCGTAAGCAGCACGGAGATCCGCCATAACCCGGTCGCCAGTTATCTGGAACAGCTGGGGGCATCAGACCCCGAAGCCGCCGCACACCTGGCATCCACACTTCAGCAGGACCAGAACACCATGAAAACCCCCGTTACCGTGCTTTCTGACATGCTGCGCGCCATCCGTGACGCAGAGCACGCACAGAGAATCAGTGAAACCACTGAACGCGCCCACCGCAAAGCAGACCTGCTGCGGGGTAGCCTGACCAGTGGAAACAAAAAACAGACAGAAACGGGACTCACAAATCCCGTAAATGAGCAAAAA